AATTTCTATACTCTAATCATGAGCGTCTGTGTCCCTTCGCAGATTGAGCTGGTTGAGTCCCACCCGGTTGTGGTGGAGGAGGTTGGCGCCTCCTTCATCATGATTGGTGCGGTACTTGTCCCGCTTGTTGGCAGTGCTCCTATGCATGCCAGTGACCACACTTTGGGTGCCGTCACGTCGACCAATTTAACCACCATTGGCGACACAGTTGTCTCAAATGACAACGATGCGGTCGTTCGTGAGGATGATCAAGAGAGGATCGGGTGTTTCTCTATGTTCCAGGTGTGGAACAGCCGGCGGGCCGTGGTAGGTTCCGTTCCGGCAACTGTTGTTAAGTCAACGGGCTCCCGTTCCGGGGAGGCGCTGGTGAGAGCGGGTAATCTCACCAAAAACTTAGGGAACCGCCTTACCAGCGGACTGGCCGCGCGCCGGATTGCCTTCACCAACGGACTCTGTGAGTTTGGGGCGAGGGTCCGGGGCGTGTGGGGGGATAACTATGTGGATAAGCGTGGCAAGGCGGCCGGCGCTGAAACTGCTGTTGATTGTTATCTCGCTGCTGTCAACGAAGTCATCGAGGGAGGTGATGGCGTTGATCTCGGTCTTTACGTGCAGGAAGCCGTATCTCTGGGGAGTGTTGCGACAGTTGGCGTTAAGCAGCCAGCTGCACCAAGATCCACCAAAACCGCTTATTCAATTACGGAGAAGGACATTGTTACCACGCCCATCGTGGTAGATTTGTTGGCCGTAGCGCCGGTTGTGGTTGAACCCACCCCCACCATCAACATCAAGCACAAACGCCTGGACGGTGCCATACGTACGCGTCGGGCCAGGTACATCGTAGAGCTTGTTGCACAGGCTAAACTCAAGATTCATGCACGGGAGCCTACGGAGAAGAACCGGTTGGTTGTTAGGAAGCGTATCGCTGATTTGATCGAAGAGCAGAAAGTTGCTCGGAAGTTAGAATTTGCGCGTACTGTCGATATCAACTACATGGTTAATGCAGCTACGGTTGCCTTCTTTATTCCCACTGATGACGAGATTGAATGTGCTGAGATGTGTCATACCCTTGGGTGTGCCACTCAACTTGCTAAGATGGCACGTGTTGGTGCTAAACCATCCGTAGCGGAGAGGGTCGTGAGAACGATCTTCGCGCCCGCTGAAGCCCAAGCCATTTGTGATAAGTGGTATTTGCGTCTGGGCAAGGAGAAGGTAGGTGGCCCGCTGGTGTTCAAAAAGGATTAGGGATGCCTAGTATATCGTGACCCAGTTCAAGTTCCAACTGTTGTGCAGGTAGATGACATAAGTACCATCTATGACACTTTGCATGGCAGCGGGAAGGAGAACTACGTGAAGGTCGTCGCGTGTACTGGGATCCATCGCAGTCGACATATGTACGCTTTTGCTGAAGTTGGTCCGGCAAGTAGCTACAATGTCCATGACAACAATCAGACCAACCTGCTCACTGCTATCGCGGAGCGCATCTTTTTGGTTAAGCCCGGGGTGAATGGTGTTGTTCCTATTGAGGGAATAGCCCACTCGTTTCGCCCCCCGCCTACACCGAAGAATGGCGCATGGCGAGATGGCATGGCGGCAGTCGGGAATAAGCTCAAGACAATACTTAACAGGATGACCCCCGCTGAGGGCGTCACTGCGTTCACACCACGTGAATTCTGTGACGGCTATAAAGGGCGACGTCGTGTTATATACGAGCAGGCGATGGACTCACTATCGGAACGTGAGGTCCAAGTTCGCGATTCCTGGCTGAAGCCGTTCGTCAAGGCCGAGAAGACGGCAATCACATCGACGAAGAGAGCAGTACCTCGGATGATCCAACCACGCGATCCGAGGTATGGCTTATCATTGGGTTGTTACACTCGCCCAATTGAGAAGCTCATCCAGCGTGCTGTGAAACGAATGTACGGCGGTCATACGATACTGAAAGGGATGAACCCGGATGAGTCCGGGACGGCACTGAGAGCGATGTGGGATACATTCGCCGACCCAGTTGCCGTGGGAGTTGACGCTAGCAGATTCGACCAACACTGTAGCATCGATGCCTTGTCATTCGAGCACTCCATCTACTTGCATCTATACAAGCAAGACCCCCAGCTGGCCAAGTTGTTAAAATGGCAGCTTAATAATCAGGGGGTATGCTATGTAAGTGGGCACAAAACAAAGTACAAGGTACAGGGTAGACGCATGTCGGGTGACATGAATACCAGCCTTGGAAATTGCCTGCTGATGTCATGTATGATGTATGCCTTCTACCACAGCGTAGGCATTAAAGCTCGATTGGCTAATATGGGCGACGATTGTGTTTGTCTTTGCGAACGCAGCGAACTTCACAAACTTTCTTCGTTGGGTGTTTTCTTTTACGACCTGGGCTACACCATGGAAGTAGAAGAGCCAGTGTACGAGTTCGAGAAAATCGTCTTTTGTCAGACGTCTCCCGTCCACGATGGTCGTGGTTGGTTGATGGTTAGGGATCCCATGGTAGCAATTGCCAAGGACCTGTTGACTGTCACACCGATGACCAACGCCAGTGATTATCACTCTTACAGGCGTGCAGTGGGCGAGTGTGGGCTAGCCATAGCCGGGGGAATACCAGTACTTGATGCCTTTTATAGGATGTGCATTAGAGATACGGACACCAAAATCAAGCCGGGGAAGGGCTTCAATAAGACGCACGTTACAGATATCGTGCGCTTGGAGCAACTCCGGTCTATGGTGGACCGATCCAAATATGCTATCTTGGACGAGGCAAGAGATAGTTTCTGGAGATCTTCTGGCATTGAGCCTGCACTACAGGTCGAGTACGAAAGGTATTTCGATTCTGTGGAGCTCGAATACGGAGTGGCTGTCTTGCGGGATAGCTTCGTAACTGGAATGAACACCTGACGGACAGGGTAATCCATCCAATCAATCAAATGGCCAAAAACCAAAACAAAAAGGGGGCGCGCCGCCCGGACGACAAGGCGCAAAAGGGCAAGGGCAAGAACGGCAAGGGAGGCGGTGCTGGTGGTAGAAAGAAGAAGGGCATGGGGGGTGTACCCCGAGCTCCTTTCATTGACCACCGGACGCTGGCATTGGCAGCCTTAATCAGGGATCCGTGTAATGCGATAATTGACAATATTCCAGGGTCTACGGGGGAAACCGTAATTAGGAG